ATGTTTTTTAAGATTTTTTCAGCTTGTTCAAAAGTAGCAGAATTAGTAATTAAGTTAGGAAAATTTCTTTTTGCTTCATTTAGAAACACACCTTTATGGCCTTTTCCTTCTTTGATTAAGTTATATTGTTCTTGTAAAGTTTTCATTCTTCGTTTGTTAATAATGTTTCAATATCTTTTATATAGTCTTTAATTAAATCTGTTCCTCTAACTACAGCATAACTTTTTGGGTTTTCTCTGTAGTATTTTATTGTTTCAATTTTTGCCTGTCTAAGAGGTTTAACTAAAGCTTTTATTTTATTTTCAATTTCATCAAAGGCATTAATTCTTTCTTGTTGAAATTTTTCAACTCCTTCTTCTTGTTCCTTAATTAATTTATACTTATACATATTAAAAAAGTTTTTTGACTTCAAGACCTGATCCTTTTATCTTAGAGGGTACAAGTTTATACTTAAATGCTTTAACGTAATAATTATCTTTTACCCCATCAGGACCTGCTTTAGGACCTGGCCCTAATGTTGCTCCTGGGTTTTGGTTTTCTTCAACTTTTTTCTTTTTCTTTTTAGGTAATTTAAAAGCATATGGGGTTAAATAAGCTCCTGCCCCACCACTAGTAGACATTTCTTCTACTTCTGCTTCTTTTACAGGTTTTACTCTATCACTAGGGAATCTTTTAACAGTACTACCATCAAACCTAACAAGTGTTTTATCTCCTTCTACTTTTTCAACTGAACCCGTACCAAACATTTTACCATCTTTATCATAAACATGCACTAAATCTAAATGGTCATTAATACCTTCATTAGTTGGGGCTACTTTTTTATATTCATCTGGGTAGTTTTTTCTGATATGGGTTCTATATTGATTAAATAATTTGTTTGCATCATCAGATAAAGCATCAATTATTTGATCATCAGTTTTTTGGGCTAGTTTTTTTAAAGATTGTCTTAATTCTTGGAATTCTTTAAATGTAGAATCAAAAGCAGGAACATATTCAACTTTCCAAGCTACTGATCCTGTTTCAGGATCAATATCTCTAATGGTTGTTTTTACACCTCCTTTGATATTAACATCTCCTACATTAAAAGGTTCTTCTTTAAGTTTATATTTGAACGCCATTTACTGATTTAATTTCGTTGACTAATTCATAATATTGTAAAAGATCAACTAAATTCTCGCTATCAATTTTAGTTGATTTATCTACTTCATTTAGCAACTTAGATATTTCTACTACCTTTACTTTAGTAGCTTTATCTTTAATATTTTCAGATTCTTCTATTAAAGTATTTTTTAATTCTCTAACTTTAGAATTATAAAAATCTCTTAAACCAGGGGTTGAATCTACAGAATTAATATATTCTTTAAGTACTTCTTTTTGTTCTTTACTTAATACATCGTATTTGTTATTGAACTTTTCAAGAAGTATTTTATAAGTCAAAATTCTAGTATCTTTATCATAAGATTTAAATTCTTCTAATACTATATCTTTTTGACTTGGTGAAATCTCTTTTTTAGTTAAATGTTCAAATAAAGTAATTTTATTATTAATTAATTGATCAGTATTAACTTCTTCACCTAAGTTTTGACCCTCAATTAAAGTATATAAAGCTGCTAGTTCTTTATAATTTTTAATTTGGGCACCAAAGAAAACATCTAAGTCATAATGATTTTTAATTTCATTAATTAGATTATATTTTTGTTTCTTTAAAGAAGTTCTATTAAAAGATTTAGAACTTTCTAGAATAGTTGTAATTGTAATATTGGCTTTACTTTCACTTAAAACTTTAGATTTTAAAACTGACTCATATAACTTGTATTCACGACCTAAGGAAGTTTTTACAAAGTACTTCTTTAATAAATCAATAGCCGGAGAGTCACCCCCTTTAAGGGTGTCGGCTGTTATCTGTCGTACAAGTAGCTCGAAGAGAATACCAGTATTCTTATATTTAGAGTGCTTTATTTTCATCAAAAAATATATTTATTTATAAATATTAACCTTTTAGTTGAGATTCATCTAGAAGTGTAGTATCGTCCTTATCTTGCTCAAAAACTAATTGTTTTTTATTCATTTTTTTGAATAATTCTTTGTTTCTTAAGAAAGTTACTTTAGGACTTTCAAACTCAGATAAACTTGGTCTTCCGTCACCATCATTTTTATCTGTGTCTTTCATTCTTTTTACTCCTAATGGATCTTTACCAAAATTATTTTCTTGTTTTCCTCTAGTGATTATAGAATCTTGTGGTCTTCCTAATTTAGGATCATCAGCAGCATATTTTTCAGGTTCAGGTACATTACCTGGATCTGAATACATTCTACCTTTACCATATAATGAAGCTAAATCATGAGGTGTGCCATAAGATTTACCAGATTCCACGGGGTCATTACCTTCGGCTTCAATTTGAGCTAATCTAAATTTACGTTTAGCGTCTTCTCTTACTAAATCTCTATATTCCTCATATTGGTCTTCACTAAAGTGATAAACATTATGATAAATCCAATCTGAAGGTACTAATCCTTGTTCTAATAAAGTACCAGCTAATTCAGATTTTGATTTTAGTAATTCAACTCTTTCTTGATCATATATAATTGATGGAGTAGTCATTGACAATTCAAAATTAGTCAATGTTTCATTAGTATAACCTTGAGTGTATAAATGTACTAATGCAATTTTATTTAATTCTGAAAGTAATATTCTTTGGATTCTATCAATTGTACGAGCAAATCTAATATCTTCAGCAGCTAGTGTAGCTTTACCTTCTGTATTTTCATCATACCCCATAAATGCTTTAGGGATTTTGAGTGCTGCAAATAATTTTTCTCTTAAATATTCTACATCAGCAATACCATCATATGCTAAACCTGGTGTAGTATCTATTTTAGTAGCGCTATCATTACCTCTAACTGGTATATAGAAATCTTCAAGCATGTTTTGCATATTATATTTTAAATTGTACTCACCTGTTTTTTCATCCATGAATGGGGTACGTTTCATAGTTGAAATAGTTTTTTGCATAAACTGCTCTACTTCATTTGGTGGGATAGCACCTACATTTACATAAAATACTCTTTTTTCTGGGGCGCGTGCGATTCTATGAATTAACATAGCATCCTCCATTAATGTATATTGTTTAAATAATTTTCTGGCGGGTTCAATGTATGCTCTACCATATGGAAGATAATTTACATCACCTACCATTCTAAAGTGAGCCATTTCGTAGTTGTCATAAATAATAGAACCTTTATCATCAGGACCTGCACCTAATTGTTGTCCAGGTACATTATAATAACCATAAGAACTACCAGCAAACCCATCAGGATTCCATTTATATTTTACTTCAGCAGGATTATCGGGGTTTGATCCTTCTATTCTTTCAATATGATACGCAGTATAAGGTATTACATTATAAACACCAAATTTTTCAGCAATTTCTAATTTTAAGAAAAAATCACCATACTTACACATTTGTCTAACCCACATCCATAAGTTAAATTCTATATTTAAAACATCATAAAATAAATTATATAGTATTTTTTGTATGTCTTCATTTGAGCTTCTAATTTGAATTACCTCACCCATATCATTTTTAAGGGTAGATTCATCAGCAATGATGTCTAGTGCAGAAGCAATAATTGCATCTTGATCCATTACATCATATTCTGAATATAGTTGGGTTCTTAAATATTGATAATTTAAGTTAAATTGTGCCCCATATAATGAGGTGGGCATTGTAGAATAAACTCTATTAAATCTATCTATTAATGCATTGGTTTCATATTCACCACTTGATTGAATATGTCCCGAATCTATAGTTTTAACTTGATTACCTCCTACATTACGAATAACTACGTCTGTTGAAAATAATCTCCTTAATCGTGAAAAAATACTAGTATCAGCCATTATTTATATATAATTATAATTATAAATATTACTTCAAGAGCCAACTAATATCTTCCTTGCCATAATCTGTTTTGATACTCCAAGGGTTATTATATTGATTAACTTGGCTACCATAACTTCCCATATAAGGGGTTCTATTAACTGACATATTATTTAATGCTTGTTTTGTAATATCTATTCCTCTTTGTCTATATTTAAGCGCAG